TGGTCGGGCAGCGCCGTCGCGTACCGCTCGATCATCTGGACTTGCTCGGCGGTGAGCACACCGATGCGGATCAGGATCTCCCAGGTGCGGGCTCGCGCCTCGGGCTCGGGCTGGACGTAGGCGTCGCGGTTGACCTCGATCGCGGTGCCGCGCGGTGTCAGCCAGCCGGAGAGCGCTGGCATCACCATCTGCGCCTTCGGTCGCAGCCCGGAGCGCCAGTGGTAATCGAACAGCGATGTCACGTTCGAGTACGTCATCGAGTCGCCTCCGCTGGGGAGCCCGGCGAGGAACGGTGGGACGCCGAGCAGGACCGCGATCCGGGATTCGTTGAATTGCAGGAGCTCGAGCAGCGCCATGTCCTTCGGTGAGATCTGCAGCGTCTCGAATTTCACTCCGCCGGAGAGCACGGCTGGGAGCCCGAGCGTCGACAGGCGCGCCTCGATCCATTGGTTCTGCAGGTCGGTCGCTTGTTTCGCGGTGAGCTCGTCCGGGTGCGTGATCACCGCGTTCGGGATCCCTCCGCTCGTCGCGACGTTCGTGCCGTAGCGGGTCAGCGCCCGGGCGGCGATCAGCCTCGTGCGGCCGGCCTCGAGCGGACCGTGTCCTCGTGCGTCGCCGACCGCCGATTGGTAGCGGATGTGGAGCAGGTCGTCGGTGACGTTCAGCTTCCCGATCTTGTACTCGCGCAGGCCTCCGACGATCTCGGCGTTGATCTGCCAGCCCGGCACGACGTGGAACCGGGCCGGGTACCCGTTCGCGTAGCGGGCGGTGCAGAGCACGAAGACCTCGCCGAGGTGGTAGTCCCAGAACAGCTGCTTGGCGAATTCCTCCCAGCTCGTGTACTGGTCTGGGTCCGGGTTCGTCAGCCAGTCGGTCGGGAGCGACGGGCTGGCTCCGACGAGGTACGGCGGCATCGTGGCCAGGATCGAAGCGTTGAGGTCGATGCACATCCAGGCGGTGTCGGTCAGCGCCTCGAGGTGATTCCACAGCGGTGTCGCCCATTCCTCCGGCCAGCCGGACCACGGTGACGGGCGGATCGTCGAGCGCGGCCACGGCAGTCCTCGGCCCTCGTCGACGAGCTCGAGCCCGTTCGGGTCGCCCGGGCGGCACGTGTCCGCGCCGACCGTCGCCGGCGGGACGCTCGCCGGGTCGTTACCGTTCGGTGTCGTCGGCGTCGACCGGGTCTCCACCCGCGTCGGGTACCGGCCACTGGACGGTGGTCGTTCCATCGGTGCCCATCCTGACAGTTATCCCCAGCCCGGGATAGGTCCTAGCGGCTAGCGGCTAGCGGCGGTGAAGTCGACGGGCTCTCCGTCGCGGGTCGGGAGCTCGCCGGTGAGCTGCTGCCAGCGCAGGCACGCCACGTCGACGTAGGCGGGCTCCTTCTCGATCGCCGCGACGCGCCGGCCGGTCACTTCGCCGGCGACGAGCGCCAGCCCGGTCGAGTCTGTGTCGGGCTGTACGGCCTCTACGTCGCCGTCTCCGGGCTCCAGCGTCTCTGCGGCGGCGATCGCCGTGCCGGACCCGGAGAACGGCTCGTATGCCCATTCTCCGGCGCGGAGGTGCCAGGTGTACGGGTCGGTGTAGAGCTGCACCGGCTTGATCGTCGGGTGGTCGAGTCCTCGGCCGGCCTCCAGCTGCCAGGTGGACGGCTGCGCCGGCGGTGGCCGGCGGTGCGTCGGTGGGCGGTGTCCGCGTCTCCAGCCGTACGCAGCGGTCTCGCTTCCGTACATGAAGTCGGCGAACGTCAGGACCGGGCGCGCCTTGATCCAGTGGACGGTTTGATGCCAGAGCAGGTCGTTCTGCTCCCAGGCCTGGCGGACGAGGTGGGCGCGGGTGTCGGCGTGCCATTGATAGATCGGGCTGGTCGGCGCGAGGTGCTCGAGCGCCAGGCGGAGGTAGGCGGCGAAGAACGCGACCGCCTGCTCGTCGCCTTCGAACGTGTCCCACTCGCCGTTGCTCCGTCCGCCGGTGTAGTCGACGAGGTACGGCGGGTCGGTCACCATCAGGCGCGGCTGGATCCGCTCGAGCAGCCGGGCGACGTCGCCGGCCTCCGTCGAGTCTCCGCAGAGCAGCCGGTGCCGGCCCAGGATCCACAGGTCGCCGGGCCGGGTGATCACGGCCTTCGCCGGCGGGAGCGGTGGGACGTCGTCCGGGTCGACCCGGGTCCCCCAGCGCTTGAGCAGCTTCGCGAGGTCGGCGTCGTCGTAGCCGGTGCCGGTCAGGTCTCCCTGCTCGGCGAGCTCGGCGAGCAGCCGGGTCAGCTCCGTGTTCGAATACGTGGCGTCGTCCGACGTCCGGTTGTCGGCGAGCAGGATCCGCCTCGCTTGGTCGTCGTCGACGTCCAGCCACAGCACCGGGACCGTGGCCTCTCCGCGCCGGCGCGCGACGCGGGTGCGGTGGTTCCCGGCGATGATCCGTCTCGTCGACGTCTGCGCCAGGACGGCTCCGAAGAAACCGTGAGCGGCCATCGAATCCTCGATGGCCGCTTCGTCGCCTCGGCGCGGGTTGTCTGGGTGCTCGGCCAGCGTGTCGATCGCGCAGGCCGGCTCGTACCGCTGCTCGAGCGTCGCCATCCTCCGACGCTAGGCGGCGGCGCTGGCGGTGCGGCGCAGGATCACCTGGACGGCGGTGTGGGACAGCCCGATCGCCCGGGCGACCTCGCGCTGGCTCATTCCGCCGGCGACCGCCTCGGCGACTGCGGCGTCGCGTTCGGCGGTCGCGGTGCGGACCTTCTCGCCGGCGTCGGCGAGCTGCTCGGCGAGCGTGCGTGGCTTTCGGCTCATGATGTTGCTCCCTCGGTGTCGTGCTCGAGTACCAGTTCGGTGGCGTAGGCGATCGCCTCCGCCGGCGTGCGGAAGATCCCCAGCTGGGCGCAGCCTCCGCCGGGCCAGGTCTGCAGGACCCGGTACCGGCCGGAGCGCTCCGTGATCGTGATGCCGTTCACCCGAGGACCGCCATCAGGCCGGTCAGCCCAAGCTGGCGGGCCCGCTTCTCGAGCTCGCTGGCCTTGCAGGTCAGCTCGTAGGTCTCTCCGTAGAGCTCGCTCTCGTAGGCGGTACGGGCGGTGGTCGCCTGCAGCAGGTAGAGCCCGTAGCCGGTCGCCTTGCGGCCTCCGGTCGAGCGCAGTTGGGCGCTCCAGGTCAGCTCGAGGCGGGCGGTGGTCGTGGTCGTGGCGGTCGTGCTCATGACTTCATTCTGGCACCAATCTTGCCGGATAGCAACTTTGTTGCCAGTGTCGTCGGTCACTTGGCGACCCGCTTGTTGATCTCGGCGAGCCAGTGATCGAGCTCGTCGGTCGTGCGGGCATTCGCGGCGGCGTCGTGCAGCTGGCGCAGCGTCTCCAGCTCGGCCCGGCGCCGGCGCCAGGCGTCGCGGCGCTCGGCCTCGGCGAAGAGATCGTCGCGCTCGTCGTAGTACCGCCGGCGGTCCTCGCCGGTGTCGGCGCTGGCGGCGTAGGTGTTCATCGCGTCGGCGAGCTGGTCGCGGAGGTCGGCGTGGTCGTGGACGCTCATGATGCGATGACCGCCTTCAGCCAGGTGAGGCCGCGTGTGCTGTAGGGGAACCGGATCTCGCCGTTCGTGACTCCGTTGCGGTCGATCTCGTGGAGCTCGATCCCGTCGTCGCTCCAGCGGGCGAGCGTCGCCCAGCCGGCTGCGCCCTTCGGCTCGAGCCGGAAGCAGATCGTGCCGCGCCCGGCGAAGTACTCGAGGACCTTGAGGTCCCTGGCGGTCAGCCCGAGCTCGGTGTCGGCGAGCTCGTCGGCCATCTCGATCGGCATGAAGCATTCGTCGGCGAGCGCCTCGACGATCTCGTCGTCGATGTAGTCGCTCAGGTCGGTGTTGTTCGTGTTCGGTGTCATGCCAACATCATGGCAGCATTGTTGCCGAATAGCAACTTTGTTGCCAGTGGCGAACGTCACTCCGCTCGAGCGCCGGCGCTCGGGCCCGGAACGAGCACCACCCGCCGGCGAGGCGGGTGGCGGGTCGGGCTGCTCGGGCTCAGCGCTTCCAGAACGCTGCGCCTTCGTTCAGCGCGCAGACGGCCAGGTAGGTCGCGTCGTACTCGTCAGCGGCCTTCGAGATCCAGCTGCCGAACGTGTCGGCGGCGGCGATCGAGGGGAACCTCCATTTGTTGCGGGTCCCTTCGACCAGCTGCGCCTCGGCGCGCAGCTTGTCAAAGCTGCGTGCGTCGGCGTCGGTGAAGCCGTGGTGGTCGTGTCGGGTTGTCATGTCACCTCCCTCCATCAGTCGGGCGGAGCGTGCGGGCTGGCACCTCGGTGACGTTGCCGTCGGCGTCCTCGATGCGGACCAGCAAGGTGTTGGCGCGGTACTTCTCGACCATCATGGTTCCGACGATCTTGACGGTCTCGCCGTTGTGCAGGACCGGCGTGCCGGTCCGGTGTGCGTAGGTGACTTCTGCTTTCCTCATGGCAACTATCTTACCACCGTTTCGGCGGAACCGGACACTTTGTTGCCAGTGTCGTACGTCACTCCGGGCGCTCGAGCTCGGCCCGGAACGAGCAGCGCCCGCCGGCGAGGCGGGCGCTTTCGGGCTGGCGGGCTCGGGCTCAGCAGAGCGTGCAGTCGCCGGTCAGCAGGTTCGTGTACCCGACCGGGTGCTCGCAGTCGGCCGGCCTCTCGGCGATGCCCGGCCGGTAGGCGCCGGCGCGGTCGGCCGGGATCCTGACCTCGAAGGTCCGGCGCACGATCTCGCCGTGCCGGCTGCCGTGCTCGTTCGCCCAGCGGACCGTGGCCTCGGCGTGCTCGAGGTCGTAGTTCGTCCAGGTGGCCTTCGAGCCGTCGTCGCCTGTCCAGACGATCTCGTAGGTCTCGTAGGTGCGGATGGTGTCGTTCATGGCGGCCTCCGTGGCGCTCGTGGTGTCGGTCTCGATCACGACTTCATCATGGCACCATTCTTGCCACATTGCAACTTTGTTGCCAGTGGCGAACGTCACTCGGGCGTGCGACCGCCGAAGATGCGCGGTGTCGGGTGCGGGCTGGTCAGCGCTCCCCAGCGCGCCAGCGTCGCGGTGGTCAGCGGCGTGATGTCGGTCTCGCCTCGCCTGTCCCACACGAAGCGGTCTCCGACCTTGCGCTTGCGGGCCCCGAGCACGGCGTCGGTCAGGCGCGGGTCGTTGCGGTGCCCGAGCTGGCCGGCGATCACGGCGTCGTGGAACTCTCCGCAGGCTCGGGCCATGTCCGGCTGGGAGAGCGACTCGACGGTCACCTTCGCCCGCTCGAGCGCCGGGATGCACGCTCCGGCCGGCGACGCGCTATCGATCATCACGGTCGCCCGCCGGCGTCGGGCGACCTCGATCGTGCGGGTCGTGAGCCGGCTCAGGTCGGCGGTGTGCTCGAGGACCTCGAGCGCCGTGTACCCGGGTGCGGTTTCGCCGGCGGCGAGCAGCGTCCCTCGGTCGCGCTCGGGTGTGATGTCGAGCGAGAGCGTGACCCGCTCCGGCGGCGGGACCGGGTCGAAGCATGCGGCCCAGGCGACGGCGTCGACGCCGGTGAGCGTGCCGAGGTCGAGCCATTGATTCAGGTGCTCGCGCCGGAACGTGTCCTCGCCGACGTCGAGCAGCTGCGCCTCCATCGCCGAGATCAGCGGTCCGCCGGTGAGGCCGAGCGCCGGGTTGGCGTCGGCCCAGGCCTCTGGGTCGAGCAGCTCGGCGTCGAGCTCGGCGGACCATTCCAGCCAGCACATGCGGGAGCGCGGGTCCTCGATCGAGCTCCGGCCGACCGTGGTGTAGTGGCGGAACAGGACGCTGGTGAACGTGCCGGCGTTCGACAGGATCCACAGCTGCGCCGATGGTCTCGTGATCATCGTTGGCGTGAGCCCGCCGATCACCGCGAGCGACTGCTGGGAGTAGGCCTCGTCGATCACGGCGAGGTCGACGGTCAGCGATCGGCCGGCGTCCTCGTTCGGTGTGACGATCAGGTACTCCGACCCGTTTCGCATCGCCAGCGTCTCGCGCCCGTTCGCCTTCACGTAATCCCGGACCTCGCGCTTGAACGCTGGGATGCTCATCAGCAGATCGCAGTGTTTCTCCCATTGCCGGCGGGCGTAGTTGCGGTCCTGCGCCGTGTAGACCACGGTGCGTCTCGGGCGGATCAGCTCCATCGCGATCCTGATGATCACGAGCATGGTCTTGCCGTTCTGGCGGGCGACCGAGATCCCGACCGTGCGGTAGCGGAGCGCCTTCGTGACCGGGTCGACCTCGAGCGCGACGTCGGCGGCGAGGCGTTGCCAGAGGAACAGCATCACGCCGAGC